CTTTGTTGGTGCGTTCAAAATTGCGATTGAAGCTGCCGGTGTTTACTTCGAGGTTCTCGGCACGGTGTTCGACACTGCGATGGGGGTCATCCAAACAGTCTTCGACACTGTGCTCATGCCGATATACAATTTCTTCAACGACGTGTTCGGGACGGCGTTCGAGGCTGCCGGTACAGCACTGGAGACGCTGGGCGAAGTGTTCAGCACCGTGTGGGGCGGGATCACGACGACGGTTGACACGGCTGTCGGTGCTGTCAAGACGGCCATCAATACAATCATCAGCGGATGGAACGCAATCGAGTTCAAGATCCCCGGCTTCAAGATCGGGCCTATCGGATACGACGGCTTTACACTCGGGCTGCCAAACATCCCGAAGCTCGCGAACGGTGCGATGATTAACTCGCCGACGCTCGCCCTGGTCGGCGAGGCTGGCCCCGAGCTGGTGCTGCCACTCAACCGTCCCCGCCGTGCAGCCCAGCTTCTCAACGAGTCCGGTATTGGCGGCGGCGGTGCGGTCGTGTCGATCGCCACCGCAAACTTCTACGATGGCACGGACGCCGATCTGGTGGCACAGAAAACGATGCTCGCTTTGAGCGCAAGGAGGCTGACAGCATGACCGTCTACCTGACCGATCCGACGTTGGGTGTTCTCAATCTTGGCCCCACCAGCGAACAGATCGCAGCCGGAGAATGTGGTGGCACCGGCTACGTCGTTTCGGAGTGGACGGTCGGGTTCCCCGAGGTGCGTGCCGTGTCCCGTGCCAGGGCGCTCTCCGACGGGTCGGTCGATGATTCACGCTTCGTAGGTCCGAGAGCGATCAGCTTCGGAATCACCATCGACCAAAGAGTGGCTGATCCGCAGGTGCTCGTTGAGCAGCTCACCCCGTACCTGTCGCCCCGTGTCCGCCCTCGGCTGGTCTGGGCGATCCCTGGGTCCACTCAGGAGCGCTCGGCGGTCGTCCGAGGGCAAGATATGTCGCTATCGATTGTGCGTCCGAAGTTTCATCAGGTGATCGCTTCATGGGTTGCCCCGAACGGGCTGCTCGAATCCCCGGTCGAGAACTCTCGGACGATCCGGCCGTCCACCGATGTCGAGGACGGTCGCCATTACTCGACGCCAGCCGACCAGTACGGCCCGTACTACACGAACGCCACCGGCGACGTTGGCCGACAGTATGAGCCGGGTGCCGGTATCGGTGCGTACATCATCAACAATGCCGGGAACGCTGTCGCAGACTGGACTGCTGTGATCTTCGGGCCGGTCGAGACACCCAGCTTGACGATCAACGGGACCGAGATCATCTTCAACCGTGACGGCGGTCTGACATTGAACGGCGGTACGTCGGTCGTTCTCGATTCTCGTTCTCGGACGATCCTGCGGAACAACGATCCGGCCGATTCGCTGTACGGCAAAGTCAACTTTGACGAATGGGCGTGGGAAGATGTGCGGCTCCAGCCTGGACTCAACAGGATCGTCTACGGCGGTGTCGTCATCGGCACGTCGTCGTTCGTCGTGTTCAGTTGGCGGGACTCATACTTGTGAGCGCCGTCAATGTCGCTGTGGCCGATGTGTTCACGTTGGGTGTCGGCCCGCATACCGGCGCTCAACCCATCCAAGAGGTCGGCCTGTTCGGTACGGCTTCGGTGGCGATGTCGCTCGACACCGGCCCGACGGTCACGTTCGATGTAGCAGGCGACTCTCCTGGCGCACGACAGATTGATGAGCTGGCGACAGATGTCTGGGTGTATCTGAACGGGGCGACGATCGCCCGTTGCCGTGTCGCTTCGGTGCAGCAGACGTTCGGGCCGGACGGCGACGATACGGTCAACGTCACCGCCGTCGGCTACGAGGCTTTGATGACGGCCCGGCATGTCCAGTCGCCGCTCGTTTATGCGGGAGTCGATCAGGCGCAGATCGTGTGGGCGCTGATCCAACATACGCAGGCGCAAGCGGGCGGCGATCTGGGCATCACTGCCGGGACGCTCGACGGTGGCAGCATCTTACGGGACCGGGCATATCTGATGGGCGAGAACATCGCTGACATCCTGTCGAATCTGTCGGCGACTTTCGACGGCCCATGGTGGGGGATCGACGGGCTGCTGAATCTCAACGTCCACCCGTTCTCGACGTTCCCGACTCTGAGCACACCGATCATGTTGGGTGTAACGGCCCGGTCGATGACCCGCAACTCGGGTGCCTCGACGTTCGCGAACTCGGTGATAGCGGACGGCGACGCCAACTTCACCACCCCTGTCTCGGTCGATGATGCAGGGATCGCCGCCGACCCGCGAGGACGGTGGGAGAGGATCGCCGGGTTCCCGTTGGTCACTGACCAATCGACGCTCGTGGAGAATGCTGACGGCCTGCTCCAGTCGGCCCGCTCCCCGATTGCGAGCTGGTCATGCCAGATTGATGCTTCTCGTTTCATCACCGACGCCGGATATATGCCGGGCGACTTCGTCAAGATCGTTGTCCCTGCTTCGACGGTCGCCCCTTCCGGTGTGCCCGAGTTCTCGGTTGACGGCCAAGTCATGTCGATGACGTTGACGATTGACGCTTCGGGAGAATCGTCTGTCGATGTCCAATGCGTTGAGGTGGCGACATGAGTGCCGCACGAGGAGCGAAGCCTGGAGTCCAAGCTCAGGCAGCGTTCTTCGAGGACATGCTTCGGCGGCTCGCTGCACTGGAACGTGCGTCGGGCGGTACGTCTGGTTTCACCTTCTACGGCGAGGCGACTCCGACGACGACTCGTGACGGACACACCTGGTTCAAGCCATCGACTGCTGCGGCGTCGGTCTGGTCGGCTGGCGCATGGGTCATCTATTGATCTTGACCGTGTTGTAGGCTCGACGCTATGACGATCGAACTTCCTCTCTGGCTCCAGAACGTCGAGTACAGCGCACGTCTCGACCGGCTTCTCATCGAGCGTGTCGCCCGAGGCTTGGAGCAGGTGTACGAAGGGTTCGAGGTAACCCAGGACGGTGTCGGCTCGTTCAATGTGGATGTTGCTGCTGGAGGCTGTGTCATCCAGGGCGACGATTCTGTCGATCAGGGCATGTATATGGTGCAGTCCACAACGTCCGTAACGGTGCCTGTGCCGCCGTCTCCGGTGTCCGGTACTCGTACCGATACGGTAATCATCAGGGTCAACGATTCGCAGGCTGGTGGCCTTTCGACTCCAGCCGATCAGGCGGTCATCGAAGTGATCGAGGGGACGGTCCTGCCGGATACGTCGATCTCGTTGGCGACGATTGCTCGCATATCATCTGAGTCGGCGATCCTTGATTCTGAGATCACCGACACCCGAGTTGTGATCCCGAGCACTCTGGTCAACTCGATCAACGGCATGACTGGAGTGGTGACGCTTACTGCTGCCGATGTTGATGCGGTGCCGGTTTCGTTCGGGTCGGCGATGCGGTTCCGTGGATACGGTGCTGCGGAGCCTGTCACCGACTTACAGGTTGGCGACGTGTTCTTCAAGGAGGCGTAGTGACTACGTTTGCGCCGACAGGTACCGGCCGGACAGGCTCGACTCAGGATTACACGGTCCCAACTACGGCCAGCTTTATTATTACTGCGGTTGGTGCGACTGGAGGATATGCATACTTGAACGGTACGACGACGGTGAATCCTGGCGGTACGGGCACGTCGATGTATGGCGAGTTTGCTCTGACGGCTGGCAACGTGATCCGTTTCATGGTCGGGCAAGCGGGCGCTAACAACGCCAGCAACCCAGCCAGCCGTGGTGGTGGCGGTGGCGGCGCAACATTTGTTTACAACGTCACTACGGCCACACTGTTGATGGTTGCTGGCGGTGGCGGTGGCGGTGGCCAATATGCGAACGGCACATTGAAGAACGCAAACTTGACAGCGGACGGTTCGGCAGGGACGGTCGGCGGTGGTGCTGCCGGTACTGCCCCGAACGGGGGTGGGGCGACCTCCTACGGCGGCGGCGGCGGCGGCTACAGTGGCAACGGTGCCAACTCTGGATACGGCCAGGGCGGACTGTCGTACACCAACGGCGGCACGGGTGGTGCGCTTTCTAATGACGGCGCTGACGGCGGCTATGGCGGCGGTGGTGGCAGCTACGCCGGTGCTGGCGGCGGCGGAGGTTACGGTGGCGGAGGCGCTGGTGGCTGGTCATTGTCTGGCGACGGCGGTGGTGGCGGCTCATATAACACGGGCACCAATCAGACCAACATAGCTCAGGTAGGAACAGCGGCAGGCTCGGCTTCGATTGTTGCCGCCAACATGGCCCCGACGGCACCGACTTTGGTTGCTCCAGCAGATTTGGCTGGAGTCCCAACCGCAGACCCGTTGCTTTATGATTGGACGCCGAACGATCCTGATGTGGGTGACACCCAGTCCGAGTTTGCTTTGGTGCGACGGAAGGTTCCGCAGTGACAATAATTTCTACGACAGTTAGCAGCGAGGACACCAAGGCGCAGTTCCAACGCAAAATTGACCGATGCCAAAATGGTGTGCTCTGGTCGGTTCTCCGAGCTGCCAGTAGCAGCGCTTTACAGTTTTGGTTTTCGACCGATGACGGCGCAACATGGACGCTAGATGTTACAACTATTAGCTCTGGCCATAGTCAAGCAGAGTCGGCGTTCTTTATTGACATCGACGATTATGCGCACGTCACGGTCTATAGCGGCTACTGGAGAGGCACGCCGAACGCTGCTAGAACAGCTTGGACGTGGAGTAGTAAAGTAGACTTGTATTGGAATAATGCCACCCCCATGAGTAACACCATTGTTGCTCATAAGGAAGGCACGGGATGGGTGGCCCACATTGCCCACGTTATCTATTCTTCGGGGTCGTTCTTTTGTGGCTATCGCCGTATCGGAATCAGCTCCTCGGGGGTGCTTACACTAGGAGCGTTTTCATTACTTGGCCTGGCTGACGACACCCAGCAATCGCTTTGCACGTCGATCGACTTCAACCATACGGGCGACGGGAAAACTGTCGCTAACGGGACTCCAAATGTGTATATGGCTTGGAACGGCGACGACGGCGCTGGTGTCGGCGGCTACACAGTAAATTATATTGAAGCCGTATATTCGTCAGGCCCGACCTGGACACTTGGGACACGAATGGCGCTTGGCAATACCGTTGCCCACCAAAATAAAATGTCTATGTACTTTGATGGGACACGAACATGCATAGCTTTCGTTCCTGCTTCCAGCAACGGACAGAGACTTGTCGCTGTTTGGGAGGTGCTTCCTGGCGGAACGTCTGCGAGTGGATACAAGGCTCCACCGGAAATGAACAACAACCAAAGAATCAATATTGGGGCGGCGTATGACAGCGACCAAAATATCTATATCTGGGCGGATGACAACTACCGTGGCAACCTGTACCAGACCATTTTCAATAGGGCCGCAAATGCGTGGGGCGCATGGACGCTTGTAGCTGCAGCAGCAATCAACTCCAACACCCTGTCAATTAAGCGTGACTGGTCAAACAATTACATCGAAGCCATTTGGACCAATCACAACGGCGCGAATCCCACAGATGTCCGTTACGGCAATTTCGGATTAAACTTCCGTCCGTCTATCCCTACGATCCTGACTCCAGCCGACAACGCAACAGTCGCCCTCACATCTGGCGTAGATTTCACCTACACTTTCGGTGACCCAGAAGGCGACCTGCAAGTTGGTTACGCCCTTAAACGAAGGGCCCTCACGTTAGATGTCGGGGTCGTTTACGCCGCTCAAGAATGGTGGAACGGTACAGCCTGGGTTGGTTCGGAAGCGGAAGTCGCATCCACCACGCAGCCGATCTCGATATCGGACTGGCCTGCCATCGGTGACACGTACCAGTATGCGCTCGCCAACTCGGACGCCTCAGGTTTAGGCCCGTACTCGGCATGGCAGACACTCAACCCTTACGAGTGGTGGGATGGTACGGCCTGGGTTCCGATGGTCGAGGGGTGGATTGTTTCGACCACCTCCGAAGTCACCCAGTCGGTTGTTCAAGCCGATCTAGAAGTCAGCACTTCCTACAATTGGACTGCGGCAACCAAAGACGCTGCCGGTGCCACCGGGCCTTATGCGGCGCTATTCACATTCACCGCAATCGGATCGTTCGCTCGCATCTGGAACGGCTCGTCGTGGCTCGACCATGAGGTCTTCGTTAGGGTGTCAAGCAATAGTTGGGAGCAGCACTCGGCACTCATCTGGGACGGGTCGGCATGGGTCAACTACTAACGGTCACTCAGCAGGAATGGAAGGCATGATGAAACTCACAAACATCCCGCAACCGGTTCGGGCCTATGCCTACCGGATCGGTGTCGCCGTCGTCGGTGTCGCTGTCGTCTACGGCCTCATCGACAAGGGTGACGCACCGTCTTGGCTGCTGCTCGCTGCGGCGATCTTTGGTATCGGCGGGAACGGTCTTGCTGCCGCCAATACGGTACGCCCGCCACTCCGGTCGTCGGTGGAGCCGAAGCATTTGCCGGAGGCGTAATGTTGATGATGCCGACCGGCTCGGCTGGTACAGGCTGGGTCGCCACCGGGCCTGGTGTGCTTCGTAATGCCCGTAGCGGCGACGTGAATGGCAGGGGTGTCTACTACCGGTTTCAGTCGGAGCAGGATTACGCACCGCCCTACGTCTGGTCTGGTTCTGTCCGCACGATCTCGCTGATGTCGCCGCCCGTATTCGAGGACGGTACGCCAGCGTGGTATCGGCCTGGCCTCGTCTTTCATCCGATGTACGGCTCCAGCTCGACGCCCGCCGCTGGCAACGAGGAGAATGTGTTGATCGGCCTCGGCACCTACGACCGGCCCGAAGGTCACGTCGGCATCTCCGCCGAGCTACGCGCCGAGCGACCCGCCGAACCGTACGGTTCCCGTTCAGGGTACGCCCGCAAGCACGCCCGCCAGCCTGCACCGTTCCCGTTCTGGGATGGACTCTGGCACAATTTTGAGATCGTCGTTCACAGTCACGCCCACTACACGCTTATGTGGGATGGCGTCATGTTGGCCGACGTTCTGGAGAACTCGCCCGCCACCATGTCGGGACGCAACCGGGTCGGGCTGCGCTGCGACTTCACTGACATCGAGATCCGTGACTGGGCAGTCCAGGAGATTGTGGCCGAGGCGACCGAGCCGATGGTGTATCGGATCGTGCCACGCACCGAGGTCGGGCTACCCGCCGTGGTTCGAGACTCGACCGGTGCACTCCGCCCACCGCTCTACAACGAGCCGATGATGACCGCCCACTACACCGGCAACAACATCGACTACACCGGCAAAGACACTGCCGAGATCACGCGCCAGATCCAACGAGTGTTCAGTAGCTCAAAGCCGTTCGAGTACAACTACGTGATTGGCCAGAACGACGACGACGAGATCGTTGAGTTTGCCGGAAAGTTCCAAGCTGCACATTCGGGCGGCGAAAACAACATCTCGTTCGGTGTCCTGTTCTTGCTCGGCGTCGGTGAGCAGGTCACCGACCGGATGATTGACAAGTGGCGGTGGCTGCGTGACGTGTTGATCTACACCGGGGCGCTACGGGCCGACGTAGACCAGCGACCACACAAGCTCATGCCTGGAGCGCGCACTGCGTGTGCCGGAGTATCGGTTGACGCGCGCTGGCCCGAGTTCCTCCCACCGTGGCAGACATCTATTTCAGGTTCAGGAGACAACAAAATGATTACGCTCAACAAACCGATTCGTATGCTCGACACTCGGGACCAGCGGGCAGATCCGTTGCCGTCGGGGACGTGGCCGCAGACTTTGCCTGCCGGGATACCGGCGAGGGCCGAGGCTGTGTTCGTGACTGTCACGGCGACCGACGCAAGCTCTGGCGGATTCATCACGCTGTGGGGTTCGGGTGCCCGGCCGAACACGTCGAACCTGAACTATCCGGCAGGGGCTGGCGCGATCTGCAACACGACGCTTACCCGTGTCGTCGGCGGAAAGTTCCAGATGTTCAACGTGTCGCCGTGCCACGTCATTCTCGATGTGGTCGGTTACGCCTGACGGCCCTCGCCTGGCCGATCCCTGCTTCGGTCGTTTCGGACGGGCTACGATGCTGGTATGAGTATCGCTGACGAACTTCGTACCGCTGGCCTCGATGTCATCGAGGGTCGCCCGTATGGTCGGATGACCGATGTGGGTGGCGTTGATGTTCTCTCGACAGGGACGGGCCGCTCGCATGAGTGTGCCGACGACATCAACAATATCGTCACCCCGGCGAGGGGCACGGTGTATCTCGAACGGTCTGGTCGGGTCTGGCTGCTCGCTGACGGCCCGGTCGGTTCCGATGAGAATGCGACTGTGTTCTTGGCGCAGTATCGGGATGAGGGTTCGGAGGAGCAGGCCGACGCGCTCGCTGTCGTCCTCGCTGTTCTTGATGCGGCTTACGCCACCGCCTCCCCCATTACCGCCTCCGACGCCGTAGACGGCGAAATAGGGGCTGATCCGGTCGATCCCGAAGAAGACTCCGAATGAGGAACGGCCTGATCTGTTCAGCCGCTATGTCCGGTCAGACTCCGAGGGTGCCGGTTTTAAGCGCCTACTTTGTTCACGGCTGACGAGCTGGCTGATGTCGGAAGGTTGTTGCTCATGAGCGAAGCAGTATGGGTGTTCCTCGGCGCAGTTATCTCGACCATCATCAGCTCGTCGATCAGCCTGTACCGTTCTCGGCTGAATGGTGCCAGCAATCAGATCGAGGCGCTCACGGCATCGGACAATCTGATCGGCCGACTGGAGACTCGCATCGACAAACTAGAAGAGCGAGTCAAAGCAATGGAAGCGGAGCTTGACAGATATCACGTTCTGTACGGGCCCCTCCCACCGGCGAAGCTGCATTGATAGACATCGACAAGATCATCGCCATTATCGCCGCCATCGTTTTCGCGATTACGGGTGCTGTGGGTCGAGATCTTGCTCCAGCAGAGCGGGGTGTCCAGGTGCAAGTTTCGCCGCCTCCGGCACCGTCACCGAATCCGCCCTCGCCACCGCCGAGATATCACCACTCTTCGCCGGACGTGGACCGCTGGCATGACGAAGCGATCCGGGCTGGATGGCCCGAGGATGAATGGCCGAGGCTGGCCTGCATCATCCATCGCGAATCCCGTGGCGACCCATACGCCCACAACCCTCGCTACCCAGACGACAGCTACGGGCTGATCCAACTCAACATGCGGGTCCACCGCAAATGGGTTGGGCCGCTCGTCGGCTGGGACTTCACGCACCTGTTCGACGGATACACCAACCTGCTCCATGGGCGCACCTTGTTCGACATGGCGGTCGGCTACTACGACGACGGCTGGCGTCCGTGGATCGCGAGCAACGGGTCATGTTCTGGCGCTCACAGCTACCCGAGTAGCTGACGCTCACCCTCGCCGCCCATGCGGTACGGGCGACGAGGGAGGCTGACACCGCGGTAGAAAGGATCGACTCAATGAAGCCGGAAAGAACCGTGGTGGTCGAATGTCAGCCTTACGAAATGACCAGCCATAGTATGGCAGATCCGGCGACCGCTACCCACAGGGCGACGATTGCGAACGCCCATCGGATGCAGCCGTAGGCGAGGTCGGTTGAGCGTTGATCGGTCGGCTCGCCCCGGTCGGGTGCAGGCCAGCTCACGACCAAGACCAAATGTTGGTTCGGGTCTGCGCTGCCTGCTGGCCTGCCTTCGCTCTGGTCGCTCGACGGTGCGCCGAGTCTCTGAGCTTCGATGGATCAACGACCTCGATGCGTAGTGACTGCCATTTACCATCGACCTTCCGTTGCCATGTGCCGTCAATCTTCCGCATCGGGAGTCCGGTGTGAGATAGCGTGCCAGCATTCCGCTGCTTGATGCACTGCTTGCATCGCTTGCAGCCTTTGCCGTCGATGTAGGTGTTTGCCTTCGTGAATGGGTGCTCGCGCTTGCAATGCGTTGCTATGTTTCGTTTTCTTTCCACGATCAGAACGGATCTTCTTCGCCGTACACCGGGTCGGCTGGCTTGGCTTGGCTTCGCTGCGGCGAGCTGGTCCGCTCGGCGCGAATAACTTCGCATGTCGCCCATCGGAGATCCGGTCCGACGGAATCGGCAACGACCTCGGTGACCGACTTCTCGTTTCCTTCCCTGTCGGTGTAGTTGCGTTGCGAGAGTCGGCCGATCACGATGAGCCGGTTACCTTTCTGGAGGCTGGCGGCGCAGTTCTCGCCGAGTTCTGCCCAGGCGGTGACGTTGAAAAATGAGACTTCCTCTTTCCATTCGTTCGTCGCCTTATCCATCCAGCGTCGGTTGCAGGCGATGCCGAATGAGGCGACGCCTCGACCGCCCGCCGTGTATCTGAGATCCGGCTCGCGGGTGAGGTTCCCGACGAGTGTGACTTGTGCGTCGCTCATGATTTTGATTCTCCTTGTTGATGTTCGATGTTGGACGGCGACCAGATGGTCACCGTGTCGTCGTCGGCGTGATGGTCGCTCCATGTGAATGCCATCGGCAAGCCTTGATGTGTGGCCGGTAACCAAATGTGTTCGCCTTCATGCCCGTCATAGCCGCAGCATTGGCGGATCATGTCGGGCATCACGAGGGCAGCGGACGGGCAGCGTTGGCCCTCATCTTGATCTTCGATCACTGCCCGGTCCGAGCCTTCGTCCATGTCAGAGCGTCGCCGTGCTTCGACTCGGGGAGAGCGGACAGGGCTGACCCGAACTCGTCGGTGAATGCTGCGACGAACTCGCCGACCTCGGCCTTCTGCATCGTGGAGATGATGAGACGGATCTGAGTCTCTGCTTCGGTCCTCATGTTGGGTGTCGCCTCCGCCCGGTGGGCGATGCCTCCATCGTCGTCGTGGGCTTCGAGAGCGAACAGCGAGGTGAGTGCGTAGCGGCGCATGTAGGTGATCGCCGAGCCTGCCTGCTGTGGGTCGCCTTTGACTGGGAAGCCTGGCCCTGGGAAGGCGATTCGTTCGCCGGTCTGGGTGCAGATCAGCAGCGTCGTGATGACCATGTTGCCGTCGGCGATCTCGATTGGCTGAGCGAGCGACATCTGGTGCTGTGCGAGGACAGGTTTGAGTCCAGCCAGGATCTGGTTGATGTCCGCATACTTGTAGCTGAATGTCTCGTTGATCTTGGCCGACTGGTCCTTGACGACCTTCTCGACCGAGGCGAGGACGTTGGCGAACCTGGTCATCATTTCTGGCGTGTCCATGTTGTTCTCTTTCTGTTGGGGATGATTCATGACTGGTCTTCGTCGGCCGCGAATTGGACTGACCATGACGGCTCGGGCATGGATGCTTCGACACCGGGGATGATCTCGCCGTTCCCGTCCACCATGAAGCGGAAGTCGGGCGAGGTGTTGGCGATCGACTTGATGCCGGTCACGTTGATCGTCCGGCCGAGGATGTCGGGATGATTGATCTCCGCCCAGGCGAGCGTCGCTGCCTTGTCGGTGAATGTCAGGGTCGGTGTGTTCGACACTCGGATCTTCGACGTGCCGTAGGGCAGCTCGATCGACTTACGCTTCGGGTCGTCTCGGAGGAGGGCACGGTGCAATGATTCGATCGGTGCTTGATGCCATGCGATCTGGTTGTTGAAGATGCGGCGGCGGTGGAGGCGGCGGATCTCCAGCCGGTCCATCTCGGCTTGGTACACGGCGTCGATCTCGTCACGTTGTGCGGTTGCTCTTGCTGCCATCTTCAGGTGCCAGGATGCACGGTCGAGCGCTTCGGCTGTGCCTTCGGGCATGAGGGCCGGGGTGTCGTAGTCGATGTCCGGCTCGTCGCCGATGGGGATGTCCATGTCTTCGTTCATTGGTTTCTCGTTTCAGGGTTGTCCTCGACGGGGTGCCGAGATTGGTGGAACAGCCACAGTCTACCCGACCCGAGTCGGTCTGGCTACCTCCAATCTTCCAGAATAGTTTCGGGTTGAGGGTTGACGACCCGACTCGGGTCGGATAGAGTGATTGACATGACCAACCAGACAAACTCCACCACCCACCAGTTTGCGGCATCGCAGATCGAGGTCGGCGACGAAATCCTGATCCGAGTTCACTCGACGAACCCGAACGACTTCCAGCGTCGCCGCCACTACCTGAAAGTGCTCGCCACCAACGGCGACGGATACAAGGTCAAGGTCTTCACCGACCAGGGCGAGATGTCCTTCCGCAACTCCGACATCGTCGAGATCGTCACCCACGGCTGGACCGCATGATGACCGCCGCAACCACCACCAAAATCGCAGCCGCCAGCCTCGTTCCCGGCGACTTCATCATCAGCCGTATCGGTATCCCTCGCAAGATCATCGCAGTCTGGGGCAACGTTGAGATCGAGTTCGCAGACGGTTCCACTCAGGGAATTCACCCCGATCACACCGTCACGATCATCGCCACCGAAGCCCGAGCGATCTGCGATGGCCTCGGCCACGGCTACCCCGGTGGCGGTCCCTGCCCGCTCGAAGATCGCTGGTAAGCGAAGCGACCTCGGCTACGGCCGAGCGTTGCGAAGGTCTTCCCGAGTCGGGCGGATCTTCGGAGCGATCCCCGCTTCCACCAAGCAAGAAAGAATGGCACCATGCCCACCACCGAAGAACTCTCCACCCGACTCCGAAACGAGACGGACCTTTCCAAGATCAGCGGCACCCTCGCCGCTGTCGCCTCCTCCCGCTTCGATGTCGTCGCCCCACAATCGGCGCTCCACGTCGAGCGTGACACGGCGACGATCGCCGACCCGAGCGGCGAGCCGCAACTCACCGACGATGGAGTCACGTCGCCAGTGATCGTCGCCTCGATGACTCGCATGGCGGAACGGCAGATCGCTGGTCGGCTCAAGATCCCGCTCCAGTACCTCGACCGCCTCCAGAGCAACGAGGACGCCACCCGCGACCTCGCCGACCACTCGATCAACACGCTGGCCGGGATCGACGACCGCAAGGCGCTCTACCGTTTCTTACGGGCCGACGATGGCCTGGTGCTCCGCTCCGTCCTCTCCGACTCTTATGGACTCTTCGACAACGACCGGGCGCTCCGTGCTCTCATCGAAGGCCTCGGCGCTTCTGGCCTCGGCCTCGGCGACTGTCAGGTGAAGGGCGACGTGACGCCGGACCGGCTGCGGCTTCGCATCACGGTCCCGGCGATCGAGCTGGCCGTCCCCGATCTACTCGGCGACTACCGGATGCCGTTCTCGATGAAACCGGAGAACGGCATGCACGACCGACCCGACGTGGGCGAGACACCTCCCGTGCTGTGGGCCGGTATCGAAATCGGCAACTCCGAGACAGGCAACGGAACCTTCTTCGTCAGGCCTCGGGCCGAGGTCGCTGTCTGCCGCAACGGTCTTGTCAAGCCGATCGAGTTCAAGCGTGCTCACCTCGGCGCTCGGCTCGACGACGGCGAGATCAACTGGTCCGGCGAGACTCGTCAGAACGTGTACAAGCTGGTGGCCTCGCAGGTCGCCGACGTGGTGCGTACCTACCTCTCGACCGACTACTTGGTGACGATCGCTGCGGAGATGCGTGCTGCGAAGGGAATCGTTATCGACTCGGCGGCTTCTGCCATCGAGATCGTGACCGACCAGATCGGGCTGACCGACGACGAGCAGAGAAACGTCTTCGACTGCTTCGCTCGGGGTGGCGACTCGACGCTGTTGGGGCTGGGCCAAGCGGTCACGGCTGCTTCCCAGCTGGTCGAAGACGGCGATCGTCAGGCCGAGCTGGAAGGCGAGTTCTGGAACGTTGTCAACTCGCCAGCTCGTTACGCCTCGGTCTGACCCGATAAGCAAACCTGCCCGGCCACCTCGCAATCGTGCGGAGTGGCCGGGCAGGTTAGGGTTGTCGCCCTACCAAGAACTCGAACCGAGGAGAAGAAGTGTACCAAGAAGTGAATGAACTGGCAGAGGTCGTGGCGTGAGCATCGAGCGTGTCGCCCTCGTCCTGAAGAAATCGTGGGGAGTGCCCGGCACCGCCAAGCTGATCTTGATTGGCATTGCCAACCATGACGGCGACGGTGGGGCGTGGCCGTCGATCGACACGCTGGCGGCATACGCCGAGGTCGATCGACGTGGAGTGCAGCGGCACCTCTCGACGATGTCCGAGAAGGGCATCCTGACCGTCCACACCAATCGGGGTGGCACTGATGCCACCCCGGTCGATCGTCGCCCGAATCGCTACGAGATCGACTACGGATACGAGGCGGCGCGAGCGTCGCCTCGCGGGGCGGTGTCTACGACGGCACGGGGCGGTGTAGAAGGCGCGAACGGGGCGGTGTCTACGACCGAACGGGGCGGTGTGTGCGCCGCCCTAACCTTCCTTGAACCATCCATAGAACCGTCCATAGAACTGTTTACCTCATCGCAAGCGATCGAGGTGCTGCCGCTGGCGAGAGTGCTGGCGTATTCGCTCGACGAAGAGTTCGATCTCTTCTGGCAGACATACGGCCGAGTCGGTTCGAAGAAGAAGGCTCGCGAATGCTGGGAGCTGGCAATCCGCAAGGCAGCACCCGAGGTCATCCAGGCTGGCTTGGAGCGATGGACAGAATACTGGCTGTCGCCCGACGCCGCGAATCAGAAGTGGCCGCAAGGATGGCTCAGCGAAGAGCGGTGGAGCGACGAGCCGCCGTTCGCCTCGAAGAAGTCTGTCGCACCGAAGCTCGCAAACTCCACCGCCGCTCTCAAGCAGGCCATGCAGAACAGGATGAACCGATGACCGAAGAAGAATCTTGGCTACTGGTCGGTGATCTCGCCGTTGAGACAAGCGGGTGGGATGACATCAACATCGAGGCCACTCGTAAACGCATCGAGGGATGGCCCGACTTCAATTGCGGGCGCGAGGCGGTCGAGACTGTCATCGAAACACACGACGGTTACGGCCGTCCTCTGTGGGGCGCTCTGAACAATGCGTACCGCTCCTCGGCCCGACGGCGGACGATGGCTGCTCCGGCGCTTCTTTCGGGCGCTGAGGGACGTATCTTGTCCTTTGCGGAGGGTCGGGTCGTAGCTGCGAAGTCGTACTCTCAATATTGTGTGAAGCGAGATACGAAGACTGACCCGCACATTCTTTCGGGCTTCCGCTCGACCGAGCCGAACCCGAAGATCCTCGATCAGCTTCTGGGCTTTGTGAAGAGTCCCGAGGAATGATGCACTCTGAGTTGTCGGCGACCGAATACCGGAGCTTGCTGTGAGCGTGACGCCACGAGCGCGGGCGCTCAACCGAGGCCACATCATGGACGCCGACGTGAAGAAGGCGGAGCGGGCCGAGGCGAGGAGGAACGCTCCGAAGTCGTTGGCGATCGTGCGTGGGCAGCGCGTCTTCCTCGACGGCGGCGAGTGGGGGATGGTGTGGTGCAGCGTGTCGCAGGTTCTGGACGCCCACCGGGCTGAGGTCGTGCTCCCTCACGGCGGTCGTTTGATCGTGCCGAGGTCAATGTTGAGCGGAGGCTTGTGATTCTCCTGCGATGTCCTTCCCAACAACACCCGGCTCGACTCGGGTCGATTAGAGTGAAGTCGATCGGTTGCTCTGCGTGGCCGACGTAACGGGCTACGGCCCAGAAAGGTTCCGATGGCGTGATTCGCTCTGGTCCGATCAAACGTAAGAAGTCAGCGGATCGGACCAGAGCAGGGTCGCCCGCACAGGGTGCTCAGAGGCCATCTAAGCAACGATCCCGCCCGAGGAGGGCCGGTGTCGCCCCTGATACCGCTGAGGCTGTGAAGGAGCGAGACCAAGAATGCCAGGCGTGGCCGCTCGGCTTCGCTCTCGATCGCCGATGTTCGGGCCGAGGCCACATTCACCATCGTGTGCTGAGATCGCAAGGAGGCGAGCACACCGCCGAGAATCTGCTACTGCTATGCGAGGCGCATCACGACCTCGCTCATAACTCACGACGGGCCGAGGCTGAGGCAGCGGGCGTCATCATCAGAAGGGGTATCAAATGAACAACATGAGTTTGTTCGACGGAGACGGCGACGACGAAGGCGACAAGAAGGACGACCGGCTGGCGACGCTAGTGGCCAGAGTGTTCTTCTTGATGAGCGATCGTCACTGGCGTTCGCTCGGCGACATCGGCGAGAAGGCGGGAGGGTCGGAAGCGTCCGTGTCGGCTCGGCTCCGAGATCTACGGAAGCCACGTTTCGGTGGGCACACCGTCGAGCGTCGCCTGGTTGGCGGCGGGCTGTACGCCTACCGGCTCCAGCCGAGCGATCTTGGTCTGCTCGACGGCCGGGCCGAGCGGTCGCCGAAAGCCGACGCTCGACGCCGGGTGACCGAATACCTCGACAAGCGGGAAGGCCAGCTCCAGGCTGATCTGATCGACTGGGCTTGGTCCGGCGAAACACTGTTGATGTCCGATCTTCGGGTGCTGCTGTGAACGATCACATCCGGCCGGTCATGTCGCAGGCCCAAATCGAACATCAGATCATGGACACCGCCGATGCGTTGGAGCTGCTCGTCGAGCAGTACGCCGAGATCGCCGAGGCGGCTGGACTGTCCACGGCGGAGCATCTGAAACAGCAGGCGCTGATGACCTTGGCCGTCATCGAGCATCCGCCGCGCAACGAAAACGGACTGGCAATAAAGCAGGATGCGAAGTCTCGTGACGCACGGATCGAGCTGGCATCAAACGACGAGCGGAAGGCGGCTGCGATTGCTGGCGCTCGTCGAGAGTTCCAGCGAGAAGCGATGTCGATGCAACGGTCACGGCTCGACGCTCTCCGCACCCTCGCCGCCAACGTGCGATACCAGTTGAGTAACAACGGATGAGCACGACCGTAGTCGGGTATGGTGTTGGCATGACCGAGAACGAATCCAAGAAGCTGTCCGCTCTCCAGCTCTCCGTGTGCCGGGGCAACCTGGCGATGCTCGAACGTAATGCGTTTCTCAAAACGCTGTACGAGAAGGGTGCCACGCAGCCCGAGCTGGCGATCACACTCAACGTAGTGTCACGCACAGTGGGCGACAAGGAGATCACGCCGGACGCCGTGTACCGGGCGATCAAACGCATCAACGATCGGAGCGGATCATGAGTGGCTTCACAGTCAACCAAGAGTTCAACGAAGCGATCCCGCTCAGCCAGCTGACGGAGCACCCCGACAACCCGAGGCGAGGCGACGACGTGGCGGTGGCCGAGTCGGTCGAGGCGAACGGCTTCTACGGCGCGGTCCTCGTCCACAAGGCGACCGGGCATGTACTCGCCGGTAACACCCGGCTGCGTGTCGCCCGAGAAGCGGGCGAGACAGCGATCCCCGGCTTCTGGATCGACTGCGATGAGAAGACCGCCAAGCGGATTCTTCTTGCGGACAACCGTGTGTCTGATCTTGCGTACTACGACGACCAGTTGCTGCTCGACATGCTCCGAATGGTGGAGGATGAGAGTGGCAACCTGGTCGGCACCGGATACGACAGCTCTTCGATGGAGCTTCTGATGCAGGCTGCTTCGGCGGAAGAGATCATGGGCGGTGTCCGGCAGGGCGCTACCCCAGAAGACCGTATGGGCGCTTACGTTGCGGCGGACATCCGCTCGCTGATCCTCCCATACGAGCACGACGAGTATGAGATTGTTGCGGACGGTCTGATTGCTCTTCGCTCGGCGATGAGTTTGGATACGAACGCCGATGTGATCTTGCGGCTCGTCGTCGAAGCCACGGCCTGATGGAGTTGGCGCAGACAGTCGTCCCGCGCATCGTTCGCAAACGAACATTGAGTCCGCTCGTCCGCTGCACGTTCGCCGAGTTGGACCAACGAATGTTGAACGATTACGGCTCGTGTGACGCAATGATCCCATACAGCCCTCGCCACCCGTGCCCGAACTGCGGACACGTCCAGGTCCAGGCGACCGCCTCGGCTCCGCCACCCGACGCCGAAATCATCGAGGGCAACGTTGCGCTCATCGACGCCGACACCGGCGAGGTGTCCGCAGTGCAGGTGATCGCCGTCCCCGATCTGGCGAACCGTTTGGCGGTCGATCTGGGGCACATCAAATGGGATGCACCGGTCAACGCTCGCGGAAAATCAGCGAACGAGGGACGACTGTCCGGCATGGTCGTGACGCACCGGACCTTCGGATACACACCTCCCGTCCCGCTCCGCCGTCGGTATGCGTGTGCGGCCGCAAGGTTCAACTTCGATTACCCTTCTGCCTCGGCGGCGATCTCCGAGTACGTCGTGGCTGCGGAGCATGTGTTCCGTACACAGGCGGGCGACAAGTATGAGGCGACGGCGACCGAGGTGCTGGCGCAGATCCCGGCTGCGTGGCGTATCGCTGGCAGCCCGTGGACCTCGGGCATTATCAACAACACGGCGGCTCTCCCGTACCATCGAGACTCGAACAACATCAAAGGTTCTTGGTCGGCGATGCTGGCGATTCGCAACAACGTCGAAGGCGGTCTGCTGCACCTCGCCGACTACGACGTGTGGTTACGGGTGCCGAACGGTTCGATCTCGATTTTCGATGGACAGTCGGTTCTTCATGGCGTATCACCGTTCAAGCTGTCTGGCCCGAATGCTTACCGGTACACGATCGTGTCGTATGCCCGCCGAGGTCTGCGAGTATGTTGCCCAGACCCGAGGGGCGAGTCGAGGCGCGCCGCTATCGCAGCGACCGCCGCCGACGACAAGAGACGCAACCGATGAGGGTCTTCGTTTTCGGTTACGACAGGTTCGAGAACATGACGACCTCGCTGCTGTTGGCGGGCGATGGCGTCGAGCACACGGTTCTTTGTCACAGCGACGAGGACCGGGCGAAGTTCTTGGCTGGCGGCGCTGTCGGCGGCGAGGTCGTGGCGACCGGGTTGGAGCGTGGCCTCGCTGGTCAACGTAACGCTGCTCTGGACATGCTTGGCGACGGCGAGTGGGGAGTGTTCTTAGTGGACGATCTGGTGTCGGTGTCGGAGGTGTCGGGTTACGACGAGCGGCGGCGGACGAGGACGACCGAGCTGGGTATCAACATGGACAATCAGGCTGCGTTCAAGAACGGCATGGAGTCGCCGATCTCGTGGGACCGATTTATGGTCCGGTGTGCGGAGACGGCGGATGCGTGTGACGCAATCGGCGCTCGGCTCGGCGGCTTCTGCGGGATTGCGAACCCGCCGTGGCGTGACCGTAAGTGGAAGTTCAATGGTCTGGCCGACGGGCGGGCGTGGGTTGTGAAGCAGGAGCCTGGGTTCCGTGTCGAGGCTGGCGCTGGTTGCATCGACGATTTCGGGTGGACGGCTCAGCAGATCGAGCGGCACGGTGTGGCCGTCGTGAACCAGTGGGTGTTGCCGACTGCTCAGAGATACAAGCCTGGCGGCTACGGCTCGATCGACGACCGGCTGGTTGAGAAGCTGGCAGCGGTCAAGTATTTGACGGCTCGGCACCCAGGCCTGTTGCGTGTGGCTGCGAAGAAGAATGAGCCTGCCGGTTCGCATGTGCAGTTCCGAAGAACGCTGAGTAGGGGTCAGCTCGATCGGGCGCGCAGGGTGCTCTCCTCGAAATAGTTTCGGGTTCAGGGTTGACGACCCGACTCGGGTCGGATAGAGTGAGGGTATGACAACGACGACAACCTCAACCGATACCGCCCGAGTGACCGAGTTCGCCTTGAACGGCTTCGCCGTTTGCGTCGGAAAGAACGTGGTCACCCGTAACTTCCGAACCCGAGCCGAAGCCGAAGTGGCTCTGGCCGAGTGGAACGTGACCGCCGCCGACACGACCGACGGCGAGTGGACCTTCGAGGGTTCCGACCTCGAAGCCGAAGCGCTCGCCGCCGATCTCCGCCGGGCGGCACAGTCATGATCGCCGAGGGTTCCACGGTCTGGATGACCGACGACGTTCACAACTTCCGCAACGTCATCAAGACTCCGCAGGAGATCAAGCACGGCGACGACGAGTTCGTCATCTGTAGCTTCTTGGGTTACCGCACGATCGGTCGCCTTACCGGCCGCACCCGTCGATTCTTCGGGTGTGCCTGCCCGACGATCGAGCGGTTCGAGATAGACACCGTTGTCATCGACGGGGCGCTCTGGGGAGTCAAGGGTGAGCGCATCGCCGGGACCGTTGCGGTTCACCCCGAACGGATCGTGCGATGAGCTTCATCGACGAGCCTCGGTTCCAAAATCGAGATCACATCGACACCCGCCGAAGCGATGCCGCCGCACCCCGGCGTTACCCCGACGCCGCCCGCCGCAATCGCGATCACACCGACACAAGGAGAATGAAATGAGCATGACCGCACCCGCCCGAGGCTGGGTCAACAAGCCTCGCTTACACCCCGACGACGATGAGTACAGCGTCTACGGCTGGGGCCACATCGACTTCCCTGACGATTACAGCCTCGCCCTGTGCGGCATCGTTCTCAACGTCGATGACCTTGCCGAGCACGACGGCGCTGAGCCGTGCGAGCTGTGCTCCCCCGACCGGTACGAGCGGTGGTCCCGATGAGCTACGACATCGACATGGCTGACGGCGAGTGGCCGACAGCGAGCATCGACTACACGCTCGACATCCCGCCGATCGAAGGAACCGTCGCCGCCCACCCGGCACGATGCGATTGCAGCCCCTGCTCCGACCGGGCCGAGTTCGCCGACTGGACACGCAAGATGGATGCACTCCGCCCGACCGGCGACTACGGTTCGGTTGCCGACTGGCAGCGAGAGACAGCCCGAGACGACATCGCAAACGGGTTCGGCTGATGAGCGGCACGGACGCCCGCCGCCAATGCCCTTGTGGTCGTTGCCAGACGACAACCGGCCGTCGAGCGGACATTGTTGCAGGTGCCGCAGCCGTCGCCCTCGGCTTCGTACTGTTCGCCGTCGCTGACGGTGGCTGGGTCGCCCTCACCGGCTGGGTCTGCATGATCGCCGCTGGTGGCTTCGGTGTCCGCTACGTGGGAGACGGATCGTGAACCGTGAAGTCGTGACCATCGACCAGATGGTCAACGGCGACCTGATCGCACTCGCAGGATGGCCCTCAAACCTGTCGGACACGTTTATTGAGGAGACAGAATGATCCAGCAGTACGTGACCACGAAATGCGATCACAGAGAACGCGCGGCTTGCACCTGCTGGTCGTGTGGCCCAGCCGACGATCCCGTATGGGTATGCCGGTGCGGGATGGAGTTCAATAAGAGGGCGCGAAAGCTGCGGAAGAGGACAGCATGATCCCGCAATTGATCTTCCCGGCAGACGTGGCTAGCAAGATGTTCCCGGCGGACAGCAAATGGCTGCTACCCAACGAGCCGCCGTCGATCACGTGGCTGGCAGGCCAGGTGGTCTGCGAGGCGTGCGACGGCTGTGGCGACATCAGTTACCCAGAATGGGAAGGCAGGCGCCAGCCGTGTAGCGACTGCGACACGCTCGGCTATCCGCCCATCGTTGAGATCGTCAGCCAACATTTTGGTCATCGTCGGGCTGTCCCTGAATTGGGGATTCAGCAGAACGTTGTCATCACCGTGCACGGTCGGCTTGCACTCGGGGCACCTGTACCGGTCCACGGTGAGGACGATCAATCGTGGGATTGGGTGCCGTCGATCGAGATAGGGGACGAGGGCGCATGGTACTACTACGACCAGGCGTACTGCGATGACCCGAGCATCGAGACAAAGCCATCT